ACCGTCTACTGTGATGTAATCTGTATCGGTTTTTAATCCTTCAGGAATGTTCACATTCCTTAAAAAGACTCCATAATAGTTTAGGTCTTCGCCTTCAATGTAACATTTGATGTTTTGAGCTTCTAATAATTCATAATAGACTATTAAGTTTACATCTCCGATATTGGCGTTACCTTCGAATTGGTTAATGACATTACTGATTAGTAAGTGGATTTCCCAGTCTTCCAAGTTTTGTATGTCGTTGGTTTTGAATCCCCATAGGTCGCCGACCTGGCCAATGGTGAATTCATTATCGGTGTAGTTTTTGGATTGGAATTCGTCTAGGATTATACTTCTTTGTTTACTTTCGTTTTTGTCATTCACCAGGCTAGTATTAAGTCTTAAATTATCAGTGTTGGTATCTGTGATACCTTGCACTGCCAATCCTCGGATTACAATGTTTTCATCAGTACCGAAATCCTCTCGTAATGGGAAATCATAGAATACAACAGTATCGGTTTTACTTAATGGTTCAATGCTAACATTACTGGTGCTGTCTTCAGCGATTAAATCGTTGATTGGTTTTGGATATAATCCGTTTGGTACCCGTCCTTGATAATCTTCTGCTATTACCGGTTCGGTGAATGAAATACTAGTAGTAACACTACTATTAGAGGATTCGCCTACAATTAAGATATATACTGGATAATCCTTGTTATATGGGAATTTCACTTCCAGGTTATCATACTGGTTCATGTGTGTTATTTGGTCGCTCCAGTATTCGGCATTCTCGAATATCTGCGATACTGTTAAGTTACTGTAATCTGTTGTATCGACAGTAATACTCTCATAACCTTCTTCGGTTGGAATATCAACATTAGTAACATTAGATTGAATAGCATTGTTGAATACAGCAATACGGAAGTTTTTATTCCAATCTCTGATATAATCCTCTGATGTAGTTAGTTTGAAATAATCCTGTACAGTGTAAGTGTGACCTGGTCCTAAACGGTGACATTCCTCTTCAGATAGTTTTAAGATTTCCATACTGGGCATTACCACTGTAGATGGCATTACATCCACATAGATTACTTTCAATACTTCGGTACTGTTCCTTGGAGTAATCACTAATGTATAAGGCCCATTGGTTACAATACATAATTGGCTTATGTCAGGTGCAAATGGTCTAATGTCATCTATAGCAAATGCTATTGAATCATAGGTTAAGAAACTCCATACGTAATCTTGAAGGGAGTCATTCCATTTTTTGGTTCTTATTACTGAACTTAATTCGCTTAAATCGTAATCTGCAAAGTTTCCATCGGTTACAGTACAACAGTATAATGCAAATTCCTCTATATCTGATGGTAAGTCCAAATCGAAATCGAAACCTTGACTATTCTTAATAGTAACAATCTCATAATTATCAGGTTGAGCTTCTTCATCATCAATTGTTGGAACTTCAGGCACTGGTTCAGGTTCTGGTGGGTCAACAGTAGGGTCAACCGGCCTATCCTTAATAACAGTCACAGTCTTCGATGCAGTATGTTGCTGTAAATCTTCAACTGCATTAAAAGTACCACTATAACTAGTTTGACCACTTGAATAAGATACATTTGACTCGAAACCTACAATAACAGTACATGAACCGGAATTAATATCAACTCCCAGTTTAGGCTTCCATATTAATGTTCGTGGATTTACAACAGTTATTGTACCATAATCTCCATCGTATAAACCGCTACCTGGTCCGGCTCCATAATAACTGAAACCTAATGGTGCATTAATCGTTACCGATGGGATATATGCTACGTTGCCTAGGTTGTTGCAGGTGACTTTCATCCAGTAATAGTCACCATTGTATTCTCCTGATGTTTGGCCTATTGATAATGTGAAATTGGCTGTACGATAAGTTACTGTGACTTCAACATAATAAACACGGATGTAACCTTCATTATCATTAGCATTTGTCGGATAATTAATCTGTACACCGAAATTACTGCTGTTAATGTCACTGTAATTGAAATTTAAGTTGAAAGTAACCTTGGTCTCCTTTGCAGTTGTAGTGGGTTCATTACCCTTTTTACTCATATTCTTACCATCGGAATATTTTCGTATGGTATTATTGTTAAGTAAACTGACCGTTGGAGCAGTTATTTTCAAGTTTTTACCATTCAACGGTGCTAACTGATGTTTCACTTTGATAGTGATTTTTGTTGCTAGTGCTCCAGCAGGAATTCCGAAACTGAAATTTTTACAGTTTATAGTTGATGGACGGTTTAATGGTTGTTTTTTGCCGTGTACTTGAGCTTGAGCATAGTTACCATCTTTCTTTTTAATATTGTTTAGGTTGTTGAAGGTTTGGTATTTTCCACCTGATGTTTGTGTTACGGTGGATGATGTTTTGGCTTTACTAGGCATTTTTCACCTCTCTATAATTTTTCGGTTTTATGATCATAAAAAATAAAAAAATAAAATTTTATGGTGTTGGGAACATAGTAGTTTCTTAAAACAGAAACTACAATAAATCGGTTAATCGTTGTAATACATCTGTACTGGTGTGTCCATCAAATTCATCTTTGACTTTATCGTAACTTGGGATTTTGAAGTAATCCCAGTAATCGATATGATAGTGATTTGTGATTTGTCCAGTCGGAAGTATTGCTACAACAACAAACCATTCTCCATCAAAGCATAATTCACCATCACTATGCCTTTTAGATTTGTAGACTTCATAGGTTTGGTGTTTATGCCATTCATTGAATAGGTGTGCATTGTAGATTAATCTGAAATCGTATAATTCTTGTAATGTGTGATATTTCTCTTCTTTTTCCATTTTTTCTTTCCTCCTTACAGAAACTACTTCTTTTTGCTTTTTTCAGTTTGATAGTAAGATACCAAAGCACTTGCAAGTTTACCTAATGTTGTATTTGCCATTGCTTTTCTGCTTCGTTCTTCGGCTTCTTGTCTATCCCATAAATATTCTTCTGTCCAATTAGACATTCTTATTCCTCCTTAACAGAAACCACCACATTTTACAAAGTTCGTTTTGATGATTTGATAATTTCTTGAAATTCAAGTGGAGCATCGTAAAGACACATTGTTTCCCATCGATGTGGGCAATTGGCACAAGAATAATAATAATAACAAGGGGGTTTCATTGTAAAAGTAAATGATTCAGACATTTTTAAAACCTCACTACTTTTGAAACTCCACCTAATCGGTCAATTCTACATTTTTTGTTCATGTGGATAAGGTACATATCATTCGCTTGTCCACAATGAAGATAGTTTATGCAACGATTATCCATATTTCTTTGCCAACTTTTTTGATTCCAAGCATATCGAAGTTTAATATCTGACATTTGCACTCTCCTTGTATGTTCTTAAAACAGAAACTACACTAAAAAGTTTAAACTGAGTATATCTTCACATTCTTATATTTGAGAGTCTTACCACTACCAGTACCAACATACAATCCACATCTAACTGCACTTGACAATGCTAAATTGTAACTGTATGATGGTGTTGTTTCATTATTAATGTATCCTTTGACTGTTGTTCCATTGAAAACCATTTTTAAATGACTGTTAGCAGTAAAACCTACTGCTCCTGCACTAAATGTTTGTGTGAAAGTGGAATCTCCAACGAAAACACCACAAGCATTATCGCTAAATGAAACGATGTCTACTTCGATTGCGAAAGGAACAGTATAGTCTATGGTGTCTGTCCAAGCAGATATTGTTGAACCGTGCTTGTTAAATGCTAATGTTCCGTTACTGTTTCCAGTTTGTGTTAATAATGTTCCAGTTCCATCTGATAAGGTTTCAATTGTTAATCTTGTCTGATACTGCATACGGTCAGTTTCATTAGCAGACCCATAAATTCCACTATCGAATACAAAAACATCTTCTACGGGGTATGGTTTTGACTGGACACTACTGGAAACTATCGGATTGTCCAGTGATGCTATTACATCAATTTCACCATTTCCTGCACCTGTATAGGTGTAGGTTGCTCTGCCGTTACTGTCGGTTGTTCCACTGCCTAATAATCTGTACGCCATATTAACTTTCCTCCTCTTCTGTATATTCTTCAAAGAAATAAATTGTTTGATTTTTGACTGGTATACCCTCAATCACAGCATAAGCGGTGAATTCGGCTTCGTCACCAGTCTGCATAATTGTCTTGTCTGCGGTTAGGTTGATGTGATTATCAATCCTATGTTCCAGGCTTGATATAATTGCATCAACTTCATCTTCAGTATAGTATCGTGTATCGTGATTATGTTCTGATAGGGCATAGTCTTTTAAATCAGTTATATCTGCTTCAAGGTGTGTATGTGTAAAGTCAGTTACATCTGATTTCGTATGAGTATGTCCAACATCAGATTTACCGCTTAAACCAGTATCTGTATACTCCTTAGCATATGCCTCAGCATCACTTTCCGCTGTATCAATTGCAATATAAATTTGCTCAATAAGTGCTGGATCATCATCCGGCAGGTCATCTTCAACATCTTCTGTGAAACCTGAATCTGCCAAATACAATAAAGTCGAATGAGTAGTCGCACGGACATCCTCATTATTGACTCCATAGACCATAAATGTGAATCGGTCACCAGTCAACACTGCATTCGGCACCATAACTTTATCATTGGTTAATGCTACACGGTAAGCCTTTTTATCCTTTTTAAATAAAGCGAATTTAGTCAAACCCTCCCAGTCATCAGTTTTAAAAGTAAACGATAACTGGAGATATTCCTGACTGTAATTCGCTAATTCTTTCCTATCAACCCTTTTAACGGATTGATTACTAATATTAAACTCTAAATCCATTTAAAAGCACCTCTACACCTCTACACTATCACTAACCACATAATCATTACTATTATAAGTCACTTTTATACCAACAGAATGAGTTCCAGCAGAACTGCCCACTGTCCCCGCATAATTCCCATTAGCATTAGTAGTGAAAGTATTAAAAAGATTACCATCAACATATACTGAAAATGATGTATTTGCAAAAGCATGGTAATCATCATTTTTATCTCTTAACTTAACATCCAAAGCAAACATAGTTTCACCACCGCCGTATAATGTTAAATTAATCTTAACTTCAGAAGAGGGGTACATGAAGTAAACAGTATGCCCACTTTCTTTGATTATACTACCATCCTCATTATCGATTAACTGTGCAGTTAACACATCAGTATCACCGGATTGAATAATATTCGCCTCTCCGGATAATCTGACATTCGGTGTCCACTCTTCAAAGAAATAAACAGTTTCACCAGGAACACCAACAACCTCACCATTACAATCTTCAGCAGTAATCCTTGCTATTAACACATCAGTTTCATCTGTTTGAATAATCGATTTTTCACCGATTAAATCCAAATCCCATTCATCACTACCCGTGTATATTTTAAATCCACGGAAACAACCTGCAATACTTGATGTGCCGGCATAAGTGAATAATAAGTCATAAACACAAACATCAGTTACTTTCGGGATGGTGAATGTTGCAGTACCATCATTACCCGTAGTAGCAGTCAAAACATTATCTTCATTCACTATACATTGTACTGTTGCACTGGATATGGCTGTATTACTGCTATTTTTCAACACTACAGAAACCGTGAAATTATCACCTGACGGGGTAATCCATCGGCTACCGTTTACTGTTAAATTACTACTAGCCAGTACACCACTTGTATATACTGTTCCGTAATCTGTATCAGTACCGGAAGCGATACTGGATTGGTACGGTAAGAAATCAGATGAGGTTTTAGGAGACACGATGTCTCCCAATGCTCTAACTTCGTTTGGTTTTACAATAATCTTTTCCATAATCTATATACCTCTTGCCCTATTGATTTTCAAATTCAACTTCGCCTTAGCCTGACCATCCAATAATTGGAAATCCCTGTTATCAGTCAAAGCACGTAACACATCACGGTCAGTCAAAGCATTAATAACCTGCTCAGTATTAATATGGCTAGGTGCATTCAAATCTAAAGATATATTCAGGTTATGTTCAATTTCAACCGGATTATTAGATGAAACAATGTCACCACCACGAGCCGGCAAATCACCACCACGAGCAGTACCAAGACTACCAATATAATTCATACCCTCTTCAACTTTAGACTTAATACTGTCAACAACACCAACAACATCATTATAAGCCTGCTTAAAAGGACTGAGAATAGCAGAAGCAACACCACCTAAAGCAGAAGCAATCTTACCCGGCAACTCACCAAACTTAGCAGGAATCTGACTAACAAACTCACCAGCCTTAGCCAAACCAGTAACTATCCAAGCAGCCATAGCAGACGCAATACTGCTGATTACATTATGAAGTCTATTTCCAACTTGTCCAGGTAAAGCAGCAATACGACCTATAATTCCACTTACAAATCTTGAAGCTGAAGACATACCACGACTGATCATCTGACTACCAAAAGAAGCCAACGCAGATATAATCCTATTGAAAATAGTAGCATACATTGTACCCAATGTAGAAAGTATAGTCCAAATCAAAGCCGGTAAATCAATCTGACCTGCTCTGAATTGATTAAAAGCACCTATAATATTCCATACTGCAGTAATAACTGGGTCTAACATGGATTTAACGAAACTCCAAGCATTACCAATACCATCAATCAAAGCACGAACAACATCAAATTCACCACTAGTAGTAACACCAAAGAACTCAAGTATCGCTTGACCGGCCTGAACGATCCAACTCCACAAGACCTGCAAAGCACCACTAATAATTTCCAATGCAGCTTGAACATCAGGGTGATTGATGAAAGCAGACCATAACCTTTGAGCACCAGCACTTATTGCTTCTAGCATACTGCCAACATCTTTCCACCAGCCAAAAGCAATTCCAACTTCATATACTGCAAATGCAATCGCAGCAACTGCAGCAACTATCGCCCATAACGGAGCACCAGCCACAGTAATTGCCATAAATCCTGAAGCTGCACCATACAATGATGCTATGAATCCAGGCATTAATGCTTCAAAACCAATAAATGCTCCTTCCGCAGTAAATAATGCTCCAGCAAGTAAACCAAAACCAACTGCTAAACCACCAATCGCAACAACTCCTTGTGCTAATGGATTTGACTTAATTAAATTAAAGAAATCCATAATCCCATTAAGTATGCCAACAATAACTGGTGTTAATGGAACCAATACAGATTCCAGTAAGTTTCCCATTGTAATGGATAATACTTGCCATGCATCATCAAGAGTATCAACACTTTTAGCTAACTCATCATAATGTTGCTCTTTCAAGGCTTTGTTCATTGCTTTCAAGAGGCCTTCTTTGTCTGCGAGGTCACCACTCCAACCATTTTTCATTAAGTCTTCTTCACCAATACCAATTTCTTTTAGACGAACGAATTGTCCGTCCATTGCATCTGACATTGCTAGCATTGAATCTTCAGCACTTCTTCCGTTTCTTTGCATTGCATCAGTAAAGATTGCAGTAGTCTCAGTCAAATCCGCTAATGAATTCTTATTCAATCCCAAACGGTAAGCCATATCTGTTGCTTGTTGACCTACAACATCCATATCAATCTTCTTATAGGTATTTTGCATTTCATCAAGACTTGCTTGGAAGTTCTTAACATCCGCTGCAGACATATTCAATCTACCTGCAAAAGCCTGCATACTAGACCTTGCATTCAAAGATGCTTTAGTGGTTTCCATAATACTGGACACTAAATCATAACCTATCATTCCTGCAGTCATCGACACTGCACCTTTAAGGAAATTCATTGATGAAGCAGTATTCTTCAAACCATTACCCAAACTGGATAACTTACTCCGAATACCATCCAACGCTCCACCCATTTTTGATTTAATACTTGAAGCAACACCAGTAACTTTATTCTTTAAGGTAGTGAACTTGTTCATTGCTTTAGATACTGCTCCACCTAATTTACCATCCAATGTTGTTGCTATACCGGATAATTTGGTTTTCATTGCATCTAAACCAGGAATCTTACCAAGACGGCTGCTGGTATCTTTAATCTTTTTCAAGTTTTCATCAACTTTACGGGCAGTGTTGGATGCTTCATCAACGGCTTTAATAATAATATTCACTAATTGTTGACTTGGCATTCTTATCACTTGTTTTGCTCGTATACTTTCTTATCAAACTTCGGTTTTCCTAATAATAAAAATAATTCTTGTGGAATAGTTAAATCACCTTGTTTATCGACTAAATGGTAACCGTGGTAATCCAAGATGAAAATTGTGTCGGCTTCTTTAGTCTTCAGGAAAGTTTTCCACATCACGTGTGGTTACACTTGCACCTGATAGATCCATTACCTTGTTGTAGATTTCGTTGACTGCATCTGCAGGTAATGTTTTGATTTCGGTTATTTCCCATTCATCATTGTTCTTAGGGTTGTTGATGGATTTGTGGATTGCAATGTATTTGGCTTCGGCTTGTTTTTCTTGCATCTTGGGAAGGTTCATTTTTGCTTCTGCATTGGTTTGTCCACGGTTGGATTTTGCATTGAATGTTCCGAATCCTTCTGCTTCGATGTTTAGGATTTCATCAACTTCAGCGGAACTTAATGGGCGTAACCATATTTCGCCTTGTAGGCTTTCTATTTGTATTTTCTTTGGTGTATCTATTCCTTGTAATATATCACTTTTTTTTAGTATTGTCATTGGTAATCATTCCCTTTTAATAAAAAAAAGCCCTATAATGTATCGGTATCCATACAAATGGGGATACATTATAGGGCTAAATTCTCAAATATTTTGGAGGTATTTTATAATTGAAATTGCATAGTTTATGATGTTAAACTTTCAACATAATTTGTTAATTTAACATATACGTCGGTTTCAACAGTATTGTTGTTGTTTAATGTTGCTTCACCAGTACCGAGAGTATCCAAGGTTAATGTTGCTTCAATTTCATCAACACCACTCATATCATACTCTACACGAACGGTACATTTAGGGAATAATATCTTACATGCAAGGTCTGTGTCTTCACAGTGGCTGATATTAATCTCTAATGGTATTTGCAATAGTTTACAACCTGTAGGCTCTAATGCGCCTACTTCGCCGTATTGTGCATTCAAGATTGATTGTGCGGTATCTTCGGTTAAGGTAGTCACTAAAGTCAAGGTGTTTTCACGCATTCCTGCTTGTGCTCTACGTTGTGGATACCTTGAACCAAGGCCTATGGTCTTGTCAACATCATGGTTATTCTTTAATTCCCATTTGAATTGAGTAGCAATTCCACCGAAACCACTTGTAGTGTTTCCAATGTCATAACCATTCAGCTTGACACTAATATCGTAGAACATGATGAATATTTGTTCTGCGGTTAATTCATCAGGACGGGTGAAAGTTTCACCACTCTTACCGATAATACCGGCTTTCTCTGTCTTGTAAATCCAGTCCGCACCAACAGTCATACTATCATCAGAAACTTCCAATGATAAACCATCGTTGGTTAAACCGTAGATGTATTTCTTAATCATTTCAAATACTGCGATAGCACGGAATGATGGTAATGCTTTTCCTTCACCACCGTAGAATTCATGAATGTAAGTTTGAGTATGACCAGTTGCCGGTGAAGCACCAGTAGTACATTTATAATTATCCAATGCTCCGAGGAAATACCATGTTAACTGTTGTAAATCCGCTTCAGCTTCAGTTGAACCGGAAGGTTTCATGATGCCTGCACGAGCCTTTTTATTCATCCTTGAACCACCAGATTTGGTTACTGGTTCATCGTTCAATTTGAAATCAACACTGTTGGCATTGTTCCAGAAACCAGGGTCGAAACTTGATTTACTGACAGTAGTATCTCCGTATGTGGTCTCTACTTCGAGACCAAATCCTCTGTCTGCCAAGATTAATCATCTCCGTTGTTTATTTCGTGGCAACATTGTTGCCAGTTTATCATGTGATACACGTTTAAAATTACACCAGTAATTAGAACCTTGTCTGATTTGCCTTCAACTGGCACATATCCGAGTGGGCTGTAGGTGTCTAATTCGATGTTACGTATCATTCGTTTTCCATCCAATAATTGTGCTTGGAGGGTTAAGTAATTCTTTAGTATAGATAGGATTACTCGATTGCACAGGTTTTGTGATGCGATGTTCCCATCTTCGATTTCCACTTCATATACCCCACAGTCGAATTCGAAAGGTGTTTTTAAAATGGCAGTTTTACTAATGTCCGGATTCTTTTCTACTGTGGTGGGATGTTGTGTCATCCATATTACTGGTTCTTCAACTTGGGATTCATTGTAGTAAGTGTTGACAAATGATTCCACATCAGACAATAAACCATCTTCTACCATTTCGGTATTGATGCAACCGTTCATTATCTCGTTGATTTTCTCGAAACCAGTTAGTATATTTACAGTCATCCTAACACCTCTTGTATTGCTAGTTTAAAGTAATCGTCTGTTTTAGGTTCCACTTCTTTGATTGATTTCTCAATGAAATGTTTACCTGGTATGTGTACTGTATGACCTTTACTGAAGAAACCTGGTTGTCCTCCCCAATGTAATGCCTTTTTGTTTTTAGGTCTTATCATATGAGTTGAACCCCAGTTTTGAGCTGCAGTATATTTTGCAGGTGACTTGATGACAATCTCGTCTTGGGATTGTTCAGCAATAAACCATGCTTTCAACAACCCATGTTGTACTCGAAGTCTTCCAGGTATCTCACTATTACGTTGTAAGTGATTAACCAAATCCAAACCCATTAACTGCAATCCCCTTTTTTGTATCTGAGGCATTGCAGGGCCGAATTCCTTCAAATGTGAAGTGTCAACCTCAATTGTTACAATAAGACATCCTCTCCAGTAATTGCTAGTACACCAATAGTATTCGGTTCTGTACTGCTGTCTTTGATGAAAGGTTTCAAGTCATTTTTTAGATCATCAGTGAAAATATCTGTTGGAACAGTTTGTATTGTCCAATCATTCACCTTGATGATTGGTGAGTCTCGGTTTTGTATTGCGAGTTTCACCATGTTACTGGTGATTCGTAGGCAGATGTTTTTCACTGCCGGTCTGACAGTTTCATCAGTGTATTTGCGGTTAGTGTAGGTGTTTATCAAGTCTTGGGCTTGCAGTATCCAATCACTAACAATCGCATTTAAACCGTCGTTGTCGGTTTTGTCCAGGTTCAAGTGTTGTGGTTTAAGCCCATGGAAGGCTTTTACATCTTCTACACTAATCCACATTGTATATCACATCAAATTTATAATTCTATTCCGGTAGTTCACCGGTTCTTATGTATTCGTATAAAGCTCTTCTGTTACGTTTTACATGTATTGGAAGTTCATCGAAAGGTAAGAGTTCCTTTTTAGCAGGTGCTTTTTTGGCAGTGGATTTTTTCTTTTCTGCCATTATCCATCACCATTTGCTGGGTGCTCAAGGGCATATAATCTACCTTTGATGGAAGCAGGGGTGTCATCGTCACCGATAGCAGTTTCTAATGTAGTGACATCTGTTTCGATGTCTTTGCATCTTTTCTTTAAACTACCTGCATCAGTATCCTTGCTACCGACTGCACTTTCCAATGCTGCGATTTTAGCGGATTGACTGGCATCATCACCAGTCAATTCCCTTACTTTCTTTTTAAGGCTCATTGACATAAGCCATCACCTTTATAATAATGCTGCTGCTTCTGCGGCAGTTATGTCAGCAACGATAACAGAGTCTGCGAATTGGGTTGTAGCGTCACATCTGATTCTGTAGTAGTATTCAGTGTTTTCTGCTTCAACGATACGTTTAGGTTCAACAGAGATGTCTTTGTAGACACCGTACCAGAGGAATTCAGGAACAGTAAGGATAGATGGAACGTTACCGTGTACAGTACGGCCATCAGTAGCGTCAAGTACAGGAGCGTACTTTACAGGAATACCTTTGTATCTTAATTGGTCAGCATTTAAGATTGAACTGTCACCTAATCCAGTTTCTCTGTCCATTAAGTAAGACCTGTATGCTTCTTGTACTTCAAATGGTACATAGAATACAAGGTCTCTCATGAGATTTGCCTGACGGTATGCGGCTGGCATGGTGTAAATCATTTTGTCGAACATGCCGACTACACCGCCAGTTTGTAAGTCGAAGTCACCGTCATTGTCATCGGTGCTGTCATTTGCTAAGTCGGATTTGATTACGGTTCCGGATTTTAACCATCCGTCAAGACAACTGAATAATGGGTCTGCTGCGGCAGGACTGCCTGAAGTGTAACTGGTATCACCGAATACAGCAACTGCTTCTAAGTCGATACCGACTGCTTCACCCATCATAGATAGGAGAGTTTGTTCGAATTGTTCTCTTTCAATGTTGTCTTCTTTGTCATCATCGAGAATGGAAGTTTTTGCTTTGAGTTTGGTAGCAACTAATTCTGCTTTACCAAAGTCAACATCTGCTTCGGTTAAACTGTCTTGGGTTACGTTGGTTGATTTGTAACCGTTCTGTAATACACGGCCAGTAATCTTTGTACTGGATACAACTTGAGACATGCTGTTCATTCTTCTGAATGAAGCGTCATTCAAGATGGTTTGGTTAATAGTAGCAGCGTGCATGAAAGTGTTAAACTGCTCTTCGTTCAACAATGCTTTTGCAGTATTCATTTCGGACCTCATGGTCTTGAATACTTCTTTTTCTTGCTCGTTTACGAGTTGTGAGAGTATATGTTCATTTGCCATAAATATCACGTTCTTTTTTGGTTTGAAATTTTTATAAGATTTACTTAGTGTCTTTTACGTACACCGTTTGGGTATCTGCCCATTACTTCGTAGACTGATTTTGGTTTACTTTTTTGGGCTTCGATGTTGTCATGGATTGGTTCTGCTTTACTTTCTCCATGTTCAACTTCGGATTTTTCAGCAACTTCCTCTTCTTCAGTTGCTTCTTCAGTTTCGTCGGCTTCTTCAACTTCAACTTCCACATCTTCTTCAGTAGGTTCAGTTTCGGCTTCTTCTTCAGATTTTTCCGCAACCTCTTCTACAGGTTTCAAGGCTTCAGTTAAAGTTTGTGTGAATTCCTCTTGCATGGATTTTAATGCTTCACTGAATTCAGATTTCATTGCTTCAATTTCACCTTTTAAGTCAGTGACTTCAGATTTTAAAGCAATTACTTCTGCTTCTTCAGTCATTCCCATTGCAGTTAGAATTTTGGATTTTAAAGAAACTTCTTCTTCCATATTATCTACTTCACAAAATTTACTTTCGTGTAAGCAAGGTTGCTTTGTCAAGCTTACACTTAATACTACTGGGTCAGGCACATCCTTAATCAGACTGTTACCCATTGAACTAACATTCTTGCAGGCACATTCTCCGTTGGCTTTTAATGCTGCAAGGTATTTGTCGGCTCTTGCCCTGGACATTACACTTGGACTGTATCCTGTGTAGTGTCCTTTCATTGCCTCGGAAATTGCTTCTTCATCGGTAATGTGAGTTGTGAGTAACCAAGTACCTTTAGGGTATGTCTTGGATGTTCCGTCATAGAGAGTAAAAGTAGTATCTTGATCTAAAATTATTGATTTGTGAGGGTCACCTATTTTCTTACCGTTGAAGTTAGCATCAATGAATCCTTTGGGTTTGGTTAGTTTATGCTCATGGTCAACAAAAGCATACTTATCATAATCGGTTTTGAATGCTAATATCTGGTCTGCACTTAATGGTGGTTCGCCATTATGGTAGTCACAATCTCGTGCTCCTGGTATCATGACTGGTGCAGTTAGAAAAATGGTACCGTCATTTTGTTGTTGAATGTACATTTCACTATATAGTTAGAGAAATTAGAAATCGATTGCCAACATCAAAGTCTGTCCACCTTTTTTGTTCTTGGATTTGGATTCCATAGGATAACAGAGGGATTCTCCCATTTCATTGATTCCATGGCATACTGCTTCAGTAACTTTCCATTCATCGATAATAACTCTTCCATTAGCGAATTCATACACTAAATCAAATGCTTCACAGAATTTCTGCCATGATTTATCATACACTTCCCAAAACAGTTCTTGATTGGTGTATTGAATGTATTCTTTTAGTTCTTCTTTCTTCATTTTACTAATGTCTATGAGTTTGACTTCTTTGATGTTGAATTCAGTTACTTTTGAATTCTTTAAGATGGAATATGCTTCTTCAAAGCAGTCATGTCTCTTACAGGCTTGGTATAGTTTCTTGTTTTCTGCTTTGATTGTTTCTTTGAATGTATCTATTGTTTCCAATCCTTGTACATTGATTTCATCAGTATTGGATTTTTGTTGCTGTAGTATCATTTTTTCACGACCTCCATCCAGTATTGTTTTGTCATAGATTGATTTGCGGTATGTTTCCCAGTTTAATGCTCCACTTGTTGCTTCGCTTAATAGTTCATCGTAATTGGCTTCAGGTACACTTACCAAATCCTTAACCTTAAAGTTAGTCAAACCAGGAGGTGCAGACTTACCAGGAGGCATAATAAAAGGAGCCTCACTACATCTGCAGTTAATCCATTCTTCAATCTTGCCGGTTTTGTCTCCAGGATACTTTAACCCATTACTATATGTAGCATTGATAGGTTTGATTTCACCATCCATTATGATATGATTGGCTCTGTCTCCTTTACGGTTTCCACGTACTCTTTTGTCATGAGCACTTATCCATTCAGTATAATTGACTCCTAAGTCTTGGTAGGATTGGTTACGGCCCATACTGTGTGCTGTGTGTATCTCTGTCCTTGCAATCCTTTTGGCTTCCCATGAACGTAACTGGTCAAACCTGCCTTTGATGTCTTTTGCAACTTGATCAATACCAACACCATCCCGATAACCTTGCTCTAATAATTCTGTTATGGATTGGTCAACACGTGACAAAGTAATCTCAGATGCATTAAAAGTATCATCTCGTAGTGTTTGCTCTACATCAGATAGTGTGCCGAAGACATCGGATTGTTCATTGTGTAGTTTGATTGTTTTCTTGCCATTGGATTTTAATGCTTGTCTACCTTGTCTTGCTTTTACAAGTCGGCTTCCTTGATTATATCCAATAGTGAAAACCTTCTGTCTGTAAGTGAAAAGTAACTTGTTATACTCTTCATGCATCTCATGAACCGGAGCCAATATCAAATTGACCTGGCCTTTCAACAGTTGGGTATCGCTCCAGTATTCCTTGAGTTCCTGCAATACCTTAATATTCATATCAAGGAAGAACCGGCCAATGTCGATACGGAGACTATTTTCCAAGTTCACTAATCTCTTCTGACTTATCCTGTTCGCCAACTTCACTTTGTTCATCTTTTTGACTCCATAAGTCACGTTCCAACTGCTCTAAAATACTATCTTCTTTATCGAAAGGATTCTCTTCAGATAAATCAAACAATGTAGATAAAGGCTGATTATTCACAAACCTTTCATCCAAGTAAGGACTGTCATCTTCAACACTTAAACCGAATTTGTTACCAAAGTTATCAATCAGTTCTCGTATAGTCATTGCACCACGGGCAAATAGGAAATCCGCCAGTGCTAAGTCTTTTGTATAATCAATTGGTGCAACATCTTCAATGTGGAACTTCCAGGTAGTAATCTCTAAATCCTTTGCGATTTGATTGATTAAGTCTTCCATTTCTGATTTGATTGGAGTTATTGTACCATATTTATAACTGTTCTGTGTTACTTGGCTGTTTGTACCATTTAGGTTTCCAGCGTCAAAGATACCTAAACGAGACGGGTCAAGATGGTGCGCATGCAAAACTTCGTCTCTTGTATCTTTTCGGAACATTCGGAAGTGGCCTTCTTCAGTTTGAACACTTAATGGGATTATCTGTAAGTCTACATTGCCATCTTCATCATTAGATGGGATAGTAATACAAATCGCTGAATGTGGATGCTTAATCACTTCTTTGATTTGCTGACCAATTTTATAACGTAAAGTTTGAGTTATGTCATAGTCTTCATCAGTTGGATCTACATCGTAATCCATGAAGTCACCTGTGACTGTCACGGCGAACTTTGGCATTCCATAGTTGTCAAAGAATTGATTGTTATATTTCACAGCACCGATGTCACCTTTGATTGAACCGAGACATGAGATAATTGGAGGCCTACCATAATAATCAGTTCCTGGTGCATATTCCATAGTCCATAATATTTCATTAGCACGTTCAGATGGTGACAGACTATTGTATGGATGGAATGCTCCAGTATCTGCATGAACATCACATTTTTCATTGTTGTCATCGTAGTTTTTACCGTAGATTACGAACCATACTTTCTTGCCTGTTGGAGTCACATGCAATACTCTTTTCTTATCGGCATGTCTACGTAATGTCTGTGCAGGAATATGTTTTAACTTGGTAACTTCAGAGTCTGATGTTGTATCTCTGATGACTTCTAATGCACCATAACCAATACTACGACGGTCATAAATAACCCTTTGAATTTGAGTGTTAATACTTGGTGTACAGTTATCCAATAGTTCAGTGAACCTTTCTTTCTCTGCATCAACAGGTTCCACATCACTGACTGGTTTTAAGTCATATGAGATACCGGAACTGTCAATCGCAACGGCTTCAACACAGGAAGCATGATAAGTATACAAGTCTAATAGTTGGACTAGTTCCCATGGATTGTATTTCGGATTGAGTATCTGGTACCCATTCTTGAAAACTTCATCAACTATCTGTTTACTGCCGTCAACATCAACCTCCGCTTTAAAGGAGTATTTTTCCAGTTCTAATCTGTCAACAACATTAACATTGTCATTGTTGTCTACTGTTACTATAAATGAATCTGATTTTATGCTATCACTTTCCTTTTACTTTTTCTTGGACCGAATATTCCACCACGCCACATGTCGGGGCAATGGTCATCGATTTTTAATGGTTTGTCTTCGCCTCGTTGTTGTGCTCGTGTATCCCAGCAGTAGGTTTGTGCTTGGGTTATTGAGTTCTTGCAACTTTTGTGGATGTGGAATCGGTTATCGTTAAATAAATCTTGAATACGGTTTATGTCTCTGTAGGTGTCCGGTGCGTAGGTTCGGACTTTCATCTTTATTCTTGGGTCTTTTTTAACTTCTGCTTTTAGTGATGCTGCATCGTGTGGTAAGTATATAGTCGACCGCTTGTTTAATCCATACTTATCTTGAAGTCTCACCAAATCATTTACACGGTCACTATCTGATTGAGCAACACCTCGTTCGGTTGCATCGTAATAGGTCTCTTCCATTAAATAATAATCGTTGCCATGTGGTCCGCCTTTCTTTATTCCCATTACTCCAAAGGTGGTTACTGTACTGACTCCGTAGTCACAGCATATGTTGATTTCATCAGGTCTTATCTGATGATCATAAACATGTTGGGTTTCGTCGAACATGTCATAGATTGCTCCTTCTGCGATGACCCATTCACCAAGGATATTTCTTTTATAGTTCACTTTGGATTTCCTGTTGACTCTCTTCAGTTCTTCGATGTATCTTGGACTTAAATGTAAGTTATCGTCAAGGTTGAAGTGCCATACTTTAACAGTACCGCTATCCAGTAATTCTTGGTTGGTTATGTAATCTGTATATATGAAATGGTATGGGCTTTCTGGGTTCATTGTCCAGAACATTTGTGCTCCATCTACTGAACAACGGGTTATTGCCATTTCTACTGTTGACTTACTTGCTGAAGTTAACTCATCAGCATACCATCCACCAACAGTCATTCCTCTTACTTTCTCTGTTGCTCCTTCATCACTGAATCCTATAAGCCATATCCGTTTTCCTGCAATGTCAAGATAATTATCAAACTTACGATACTTATAAGGTAGTTTACCTTCAACCATACGAATTAAATCACGCACTACATTTCTTTCAATAGTATCCCTGGTCTTACCACTAATCATAAATTCATCATATGGTGAACTGCAAATGAACGCCAGGAATCGCCATGTTGCAGCGATTGTCTTACCGGACCTTACACTACCATGAGCAACATTGATAAAAGCATCACTACCATAAATAAAACTCTCTGCTTTAGGACTGAATTTCCCAACTTCAAAAGTAGCGTTAGTTTCCGAGATAGTCATCTTTACCTCTCGCATATGCTTTGGCAATCTTATCTAATGCTTCTCGATTTATCTCTGCTTCTGCTTTCACATCAGCTTCAACATTAGTACGGTTATAATTAGTTGGTTTTTCTTGAGTCAATTGTTTGTCTTCGTTTAATGTTTTTAGGGCTTGTATCCCTTGATTGATTTGTGATAAAGGTTGGCCGAGACTGATAGCAGTTAAGATGTTTTCAATTAGTTGGGTTTCTATTTCCTGCTTACTGTTAAATGTGTCAATCTTCTTTTGCTTTTCTAATTCGTGTAATGTTTCCATTATGTCTTTATCTTCAGCAGTTCGTTTGGCTTCCTTACGTACTCTCCATTTATTACACTTCTCTCCAGCCCATTTGCCTATGGTTTTATAGGTAACTGGTTTTGCTCCCTTTTGCTCTTTTTTACTCTTTTCGCATAGGTAGTCGTGGAAGTCTTTTAGGTTGTATGTTGGGAACTTCAAGAACTCTAGGAAGTAGCAGTATTGGTTGGGTGTTTCTCCTTCTTGTTTTTCCCATATTGGTTCTTGTAGTTCTTCGATTGGCATATACATCACTGTATAACATTGTTATATTAAGTTCTCTCTTTAATGTAATAAAAAATTGAATATGAATGTTAGTGCTGTAAAGAATATTGTTATAACAGATATTATGATTGTGAATCTGTTGCGGTTGTCTTGTACTGCTCTTTCGTTATCATTGATTTTGGTTTCCATTGCAACTAATCGTTTTTCAATATCGTTATCGGATTTGATTGATTGTTGTATCATTTTATTCATATTGTCGTTTAGTTTGTCGAGTTTTCCTTCCATTCGTTCCATTTTATGGTCTATGTCGTCTAAGCGTTTTTGTTTGAATGTGATTTCAGCGTCTAGTTCTGCGATTTTGTCTTCTTTTATACAGAGATATTCGTTATTCGCCGGCATCTACATCACTCTCGTATTCATCGTTCAATACAGTTTCATTTGTCTGTATTGGTTCTGGTGCGTTGCCTAATGCAGCGATTGTATTCGGATTTTTGGCAGACCAGATTAATAATATTAGTTCGATGATTGCTGATATTCCTGCTATAGTTGTTGCTGCATCTAATGTAACGCCAAAGTATTTAGCGGCTAATGCTGCAATGAATGGGAATATCATTGAGACTATTGTACTGATATTGTTTTGATTGAATTCCATAATTGCATTACTCCTGGAGTTTGGTTTTATGATCATGAATAGTGTGAGGTGGTTGCTCCATTGCAGGAGCATTATTTTTTTAATCACATTGGTTTATTATTGATTCTAGATTAAACTATTTTTACAGTGTGACTCTTAGTCATTTTGTCCTGTTAACCACCATCTGACTTTTAGTTGTTTTATGGGAGGCATTATTTTGTTTTAGAGATTTAAATATATGAAGAAAAACACGGCTGTTCATTTACGCAATACTTTTGAAGCTTGTTAAAAATCCGGTGAATCTATTACTATGAATTCGAAAAGACCTTCTATTTTTTGTTGCCTCCCATAAAAGAACTATTTGTTTTTTTCCAGAACTGATTTAAACGAATTTGTTTCGCTTCTTCTTCCTGGATAATTGCTACTACATTGAAGATACGAGTTTTGTCTTGTATGATATAACCACAAGTATTGCAGAAGATTTCTTCCAGGTAATTGTCTTTCAGTATCTTGTCTGAATGGCACCTTGGACAGTTTGTATCAATTTTGCTGTAATTGTGATGTGACATTTAAATCATATCTTCTTCATTTTATAGTTAGAGAAATTAGAATAATTTTAATCCTAAGCGTTCTTTTTCGTTTTTGATTATTTGGTGTTCTCGTTCAGTGTCGGGGTTTGGGTGTCTTCCTATGCTTCTTGTTCCGATTTGTGTTGCGTATATTCTGTCTTTGTTTTTGTAGAAGTATCGTAGTTTGTGTTTGGTGTCTTGTCTTCTTTTGGCTTCGGCACTGCATTCTTTGCTGCAGTATATTTGACGGTTGTGCTTTCTTTCGAATTCTTCACCGCAGATTGGGCATTTTTTGATTGGGTATTTTATGTTAACTCTCATAGGTATCATTATTTAATGTATCAATTATTTTATCTGCTAGTTTTTGGCCTATTCCATCAACTGAGGTTAACTGTTGATGGGTTACGTTTAGTAGGTCTTCAAGGGTGTGTAAATCTAACATTTCTACAATATCTGTGGCTCTCCTTGTAGATACTCCATAAACACAGTATGCTAAATAATTCCTAGCACTGTTTCTGTCTTTTTTGGGAAACCTTTTTACTGCAGGTTTGTTGATTAGGCATTTTTGAGCTTGAATCAACATTCTATAGTAGGATTCTTCGATGTATGGTGTATAGGTTTCAATGACGGTAGTGTATTTGTTGAGGCTGGCGATTGCTGATAGGTATTGTAGGACTGTGACTTGTCGGTAGTGTCTTGTCATTGCGAGACACTTTGACCTTGTTGCTAAATCGCCATGTATTATGATGAAATGATGATTGTAGTTTTCGCTTTGTTCGATTGATTGATTGAAGACACGGCCGTCTTGGATTGAAGCAATAAAGTCACTAATCAATTTGAATTCAAAGACAACTTCATCTGTTCCATCGGTGAAGATGTAGTCGCCGATTTGTAGTTCAGCGACTTCAACATTACACCCTTTTGACTCGTAGAATCTTTTTGCGGATTCAATCCTTGATTGTTCTCTGGTGTCAATAGTGACTGTTATCTGCATATTATTTCCTCGTGTAATTTCTGTAATTCATCGCTTATGATGGATACGCTCATTTGTAGGCTGATTATTCCTTTTTGTACTTTATCCAACTTGCTGTCGATTGTTTTAAATTGGACACTTGTTCTTTCGTAATCGTTTAGGATTGTGCATAGTTCGTTTGCAGTGATTTTGTTTATGCAATTGAAGCTATGTCCGTCTCCTTTTACCATTGTTCCTTTTACACTCCATTTCATTGTTAATTCACTCCATTTAAATATTGTCTTTGCTATATTTATCTTCAAAAAAGTGCAAATCTGTTTGTGCATCTTTTAACTTGTGTATTATTCGTTCCATATCTTCTTCTTCGCTACTGTTATCAGCATAGTTTAGTATGTAATTTGTTTCAAGGGTTCTGATTATTTCATGTAAATTTTCATATATCCATAATGGTAATTTACTCATTGTATCGCTTCCATTAGTTGTTTTAAGACATTTTTACCTATTTGTGTTCGTTCGTTGTTGTAGGCTTCTTTTATTGTGTTTTTAATACTCTCATTCTCTTCTGTTAAGTGAGTTAAGTAAGTTAAGCAAGTCCTTGCAGTGCAAGGAATGCCGTTTAAGGTTATTGATTGTCCTCTTGGCTCTTCTTTATTGATTATATCCCATACTATTTTATAGTCATTCATTGTCTAACACCTTGTCTATTTGATTGATTAAATCTGTAAATTCCATGTGTATGATGGGATTACTACCAGTTTTGAATGTTGTTGCATCCATTCCATTAAACCTTGTTAATTCGTGTCTGATTTCTTCTAATAATCGTTTATGGGATTGGATTGTTTCAGATTGCTCATTCAACAAATCAACAACCTCGTCCATATTCATTAACTTATCGCCAGTTCTTTCATTATCAATAAAAAAATCAATATGTCTACTAAATCGTTTTTCAGTCATCATCATCACCTAATTTTTGATGTATATCTTTTAATTCCCTTAAATTCTCATCTAACTTACGATTAAAGGAGTCATTTTCTATTTCACTACACATAACTCCTAATAAGAAAATGATTACTGCTCCAAATATTTGAATTATGAAATTAAATGTTGTCATTCTAATTCAACTCCTAATTCCTTTGCAATTTTTTCCAATAGTTCTTTTTGACTTCTATATTTGTCATTTAATCTATATCGGCCAGAATCACTATCTATTTGATTGTTAATGTTGAAAATTGCTTCATTTATATTGTAAATTTCTTTTTGTAAGGTTTCCTTGACTTTCTGTTCAAATTCAAGTTTTATCAAGTAATTCCTTCCAAGTTCAATTTCTTTCTCTTCAAGGTCTGTTATTCGTTCAGATTGCTCATTCAACAAATGCACAACTTCTTCTTTCCATAAAGTTATATCCCAATCACGAACTGCCCACCATTTATCATTTTCCAAATCATTAGAATATGCAAGTTCAAATCGTTTTTCAGTCATTCAATCATCCTCTTAATAAACCATATAATGCCCAACCAACAACCAACAAGGATAAACAATTTAATAAACCATTCTAGTATCATCTTCGGCACCTCTCAACACCCAACTCCTTACAGACATTATCCAACTGCCGCTTATTCCAACCATACTGTAACATCCAATCACGTACCCGTTTAGCATCACTTAAACTCCTATAAGTACCGTAATGTTTACTGCATTTACTAACTGAATAATGTCCGTTCGGCATACGGTAGATGAATGCCATTCCTTTACTGGTTTTTCTGCGGATTGGGTTGTCGTAAGTTCGCATTATGTTGATTAAGGCTTCAAATGTTAATCCGTGTTCTCGACATACATCATCGATGGATATTCCTTGTTTTAGTTGGTTTCTTATGGTCTCTTCATCCATTTCTCCAAATTTCCCCTTTATTCTTAATCGATTCCGTACTGACCTTAGCAGTATGATAGATTAACCTGAAAGTCATTCTGTTATGACATCGTGGACATGTTTTAGTGTTCCTGACACCCAGGAACATTAACAGTATGTCAAATTTGTTGAACTTCCAGGTGTAACCACATCTGCAGTAATTCAGTTTTGGATCTATCACTTGTCTTCACCACTTGACACCATTATGACCGGATACCCTGACAATAATCTTGGCCTCCTACGTCTTGGTCTTGGTAATTGTACCGGCATATAATCACTACAATGTCTTAAATATCGCATATCGATTCTGTTGTTCATTCAACTTCAACTCCATCGAACATTCCGCAATTGTCTTCAGGTTCTACTAATTCATCCATCAAGTAACAATATGCTTCCTTGTAATGTCTGCAATTACCACAATGTCCTTTTTTAATCATAAATGTCTACCTCTTCTTTGTAATGTTTCTCTACGGTTTTCCAACATTCTTAAGTTCCATGCAATGTCTGTTACTACATCTGAGTAGTCTGCATCTTTGTAGTCTTCCAATACTGCTAATTCATTTAACACGGTTGTTAATCTCATATTGTAATGTTTCAATTGCTTAATCGGTTCAGTCATTCTACCACCTTAATAAATCCTTTTTTAGGCCAGTAACATTCTCCTTTTTCTACTAAATAATCCAATTCTTCTTTAATTCTTTCTATATTAA